CTAGCCAGGGAGTCTCTGGCTACTCCCACTAAACACAACAAATATCTAAAAATCTTGTTGCGGGAGAGGCTCAAACTCAAAAAATTACGAAGTGAACTATATAGAGTAAGTCACGGTAGAACCAACTATTATAACGGTTCTGACCCAGACCCTTTTGAATATGTTCTGAAAGACCGTGAGGTTAAAGAATATGTGAGAGTTGACCCGGCTGTAGTTTCGGCTGAAGATAAGGTCACTCTACAAGAAGAGATAGTGAAGTATTTGGAAGAGGTCTGTAAAATGTTCTCTACCAGAGGTTTTGCTATTAAAAATGCTATTGATTTCCTAAAGTTTACGCAGGGTGAGTTTTGACCGATATTATTGTACATAAGAAGGACAATGTTTATATTAACATCGAATGTGAGGCTGGCTTAGCCCACGACCTTTCTGATTATTTTACATTCCAGGTTCCAGGCTATAAATTTATGCCAGCCTACCGAAGCAGGGCGTGGGATGGGAAAATTCGTCTATTTAACGCATTTGGTGGGGAGTTGTACTATGGCCTACTCCCATATGTGGTTGAGTTTGCGTCTAGAAATAATTTAACAATACAGACCCTACCTCTCGAAAGAACCTCTACTCCCGAAGAGACAGCGACATTCTTCAAGAAATTAAATCCTCAAGTAGGTGGTTCTCCAATCGAACCATATGATTATCAGATGGAAGCACTCCATCACGGACTCAATCAAAAACGAGCATTAATGTTATCTCCCACCAGCAGTGGTAAATCTCTGATGATTTATGGACTGGTGAACTGGTATATGAATACAGTTGAAAAGAAGATTTTGATTATTGTTCCGACTACAACACTGGTTGAACAGTTATACAAAGATTTTGATGACTACTCCAACGGTTCTGGATGTGACTACTCTAATGACAACACTCATAGAATATATGCAGGCAAAGACAAAGAGACAGATAGAAAGATAGTTATAACCACTTGGCAGTCTATCTACAAGTTAAAGAAAGATTGGTTCCAACAATTTGATGTTGTAATTGGTGATGAAGCCCATAATTTTAAGGCCAAGTCTCTTACATCTATTCTAACAAAAATGGTAAATTGTGAGTTCAGATTCGGATTTACTGGTACCTTAGATGGCACACAGACACACAAATTGGTTCTTGAAGGATTATTTGGGCAAGTACATAAAGTCACAACGACTAAAGCATTGATGGACTCAGATACTATTGCAAAGTTACATATCGAAGCAGTAACCTTGGGATATACTGATGAAGAGAAGAAAGCAGTAAAACTTATGGCATACAAGGAAGAGATTGATTTCCTTATTAACCATACCAAACGCAATAAGTTTATATGTGATTTAGCCCTATCTAGGGACAAAAACACATTAATTCTATTTCAATACGTAGAAAAACACGGTAAGAAACTGTATGAGTATCTTACTAAAAAGGACCCGGAGCGTCCAGTGTTTTTTGTCAGTGGTTCCGTAGAAACCGAGGTCAGGGAGGAAATTCGTGAAATTACAGAACTATCTACTAATGCTATTATTGTGGCCAGTTATGGTACTTTTAGTACTGGTATCAACATTCGCAATTTGCATAACGTCATTTTTGGTCATCCTGCTAAGTCTCGTATTAGAAATTTACAGTCAGTCGGCCGAGTTTTACGTAAAGCAGAAGGCAAAGATAAAGCAACTCTTTTCGACATAAGTGACGACCTATCGTGGAAGAAACATAAGAACTTCTCCCTACGTCATTTCTTTGAGAGAGTTAAGATATACAACGCAGAAAAGTTTGATTACAAATTGAGGAGTATTAAATTATGACAGCAGGAAAAAGCCTTGCAACAAAATCTAGATGGGGTAGTCCTTCTAAATTCTTCCCAGTAGTTGTAGACGAATTTTTTGACAATGCACACGCTATTATGGAATATGGTAAATCATTAGAAAAAGAGGATTTGGGTGGCGACAAACCAGGATTGAGGTCAAAACAATTATGGGAGATAAATCCTGAATTGCACAATGACATTCTAAAGAAAGTTTTAAGCATTTATTTTGATTTAGATTATGTAGATGTTTCGTGGAGCCTAAGTGAGATGTCCTTTCATAGGAATCCTCGCTCTGGTGATATTAAAGAAGAAGATGGAAACAAAGGATTTATACACCAAGATGCTATACTCGAAAGAAAGAGGCATAATGGAGTTGATAACGAAGTTGCTGGATTGATATATCTCACACCAGATATTCACCCAGATAGCGGTACATCATTATGGAATTTGAAACCAGGTTCAATCATTTCGGCATCTGGAGAAGTTGGTGTAAACGAGCATAATGCAAAATTTACAGAGAAATTAAGATTTCAAAATCACTTTAATCGATTGATAGCGTATGATGCCAGTGAATGGCACGCCGCGAATAGTTATTGGAGTGATGGGGAAGATAGACTAACATTAGCATTTTTCATAGGTGGAATAGAAACTAGTAGTTGGCCACTTGACAGGATTAAAAAAAGGAGTATTAAATTATGAGTTATGAAAGTGAATTGAAGGAAGAAAAGTTCAAAACATATAAAGCAACGGTTCATCTAAAACACACAGGAACCGAGTTGATTGCCGATGTTATCGGTATACGAGAAAAGGAAGGGGTAATCACTGTCCAGAATCCTTGTGTTCTCCAGTCAATACCAGATGGTCAAGGTTCTTCAAGTTTGAGTTTGGTTCCATTCCTTATGACAGTCCAAGATGATACTATCCATATCGGAATGAGTGATATACTCTTTATTGCGGAAACACGCACCGAAATCGCTGACCAGCACACATCTATGTTCAGCGCCATCATCCAACCTGCTGGTGGCAAATTTATTCTATAAAAGGTGAAATTAGGGGTTGACACAGCGATTTCCTTGTGTTATACTGTTCCTAATATTAGAAGTGAAAACACATTTGGACATATAACCGCTTAGGGTTAAAACTAAGACTATCTACCTGAAACGTGAAACTCAGGTTTAGTAGCCATTTGGTGAAGTGAGCAGACTATAATACTCGACATAAACTCCTACTGTAGTTGAGGTCTGTAAGTTGATTCCCCGTCCAAGGGATAAATACTTGAAAGAAATCCGGCTCGGGACACACCATATATTGGTATAGTCCACTAGAGATGAGTGAATTGACACTCAGCGGGCACCAGGACAAAGGAAGATAATTGTTTTTTTCCTCTCGTAACCTGGCTCTATAGCGGAGCCATATCTAAAATAGGATATCTAATGTTAATCCATCTTATTAATGCCTTTAAAGTAGAAACTGGCGAGAGGACGAAGTCCTTGAGCCAATCTGTGATGAGCGAAGCGAAGAGCAGATAAGTTGATACCATTGAATATGACTGAATATAGCGATTCAAGTGTATATTATGTTCCAGAGGGCTGGGTCTACGTTTATAACCAGTTACAATGTCTTTCGCCCTCCGGGCTCAAGTGGCTCGTTTCACTCGCCATTTTACGTCATATAAGTAATACGTAACAAAAGAACACTTAAAAACTTATTTTGAAATAAGTAACAAAAAGGGTTGACATTAACCCGAAGACCTGTTATAATAGTTTTATATAATTGAATAAGGAGTAATAAAGTGGCAAAAAGAGAATATGCTTATCAAGAGGCGAAACCACCTGTCGATAAGGATAATACTAAGCACTATATTAACAATAAAGAATTCTTGAAGGCTCTTATTGAGTATCAGGCTGATATTGTTCAATGTGAGAAAGATGGTAAAAAGAAGCCATATGTCACTGAATATATCGCTATGTGTTTCCTTCAAATCGCACAGAGATTATCCTATCGACCAAACTTTATTAATTACACTTATAAAGATGATATGGTATCTGATGGTTTGGAGAACTGTCTGGCTTATATGCACAATTTTAATCCAGATAAAAGCACAAATCCATTCGCTTATTTTACACAGATAATCTACTACGCATTCCTAAGACGTATCCAGAAAGAAAAGAAACAACAGTACGTGAAGTATAAGTATTTCGACCAGAGAGCCGGTTTTGAGCAAATGGATGAACTACAGCAACACGACAAGGAGTCCTTTGATTTCATTCATACTCAAGGTGCAGTAGACTTCCATTCTCATATCAAAGAGTTTATTGATGATATGGAACGGAAAGAGGCTGAAAAGAAATCTAAGCGTGAAGCGAAGAAAGCCGAGAAAGAAGAAGCCATTGCAGTGAAAGAAAATAAACATAATCTAGAATTCTTTATGCAATGAAAGTAGCCATTATCACAGATACCCATTTCGGTGCAAGGTCCGATAGTCAAGCGTTCTCAGATTACTTTTATAGATTCTGGTCTGGAACCTTTTTCCCATATCTAGAAAAACATAATATCGATACCGTTATTCACTCTGGTGATTTAATGGACAGACGGAAGTACGTCAATTATGATACTCTAGCGAGAATGAGAAAAGAGTTTCTACAGCCAATGATTAACTCTAAAATAACAATGCACTGTATTGTTGGCAACCACGATACCTATTATAAGAATACTTCTGCTACTAATTCTATTGAGCAATTATTCGCTATTGATGGTATTCCAAATAATGATACTTTTCACACTCCAGTCATTGGCTATGAAGAAGCCTCTGAACTTACATTACCAGATGGTTATAAGTTAGATTTGATTCCTTGGATTAATGATGGGAACGAAGAGCGTATTTTAGATTTTATTAAGAAGTCTAAGAATCCAGTCGCCTTTGGTCACTTTGATTTATCTGGGTTTGAGATGATGAAAGGAGTTAAATCAGTTTATCATTCGAGGTCGCCAGACTTCCTTGATAAATATGATACAGTTTATAGTGGACATTTTCACACTAAGTCTGATAATGGCCACGTTTATTATCTCGGTAATACATACGAGATTACTTGGGCAGATTATAATGACCCTCGAGGATTCCATATATTTGATACGGAAACACTTGAATGTGAGTTTATCTTAAACCCAAATAAAATGCACTCGAAGATTATATATGATGACAAGCCAATTGATACCGATTCATATACTAATCAGATAGTCAAGGTAATTGTTGATAAGAAGGATGACATTGAATTATTTAATAGAGTTTGTGAAGAACTTGAAAAGAAATGTGAAGTCCTTAGTATCATTGAAGACCACGGATTGTTGTCCTCTGACCAAATTGAATTTGAATCTGAAGACACGATAACTACCTTGGAAAAATACGTGGACAATCTAAGCATAGATAATAGTAAAGAAGTTAAGAAAATCTTACACGAAATCTATGTGGAAGCACTTTCAATTTAATAATGGAGACTAATAATATGTTTTATGAACTTAAAGAATGGTTGCAGTGTCGTTTAGAAGAGCGTACTACAATTGATGGTGCATTGCTAGTAGCGTTTGGTTTAGTGATGCTTATTTTGCCAATGGACTTGTTTGCCTATGCGGCAATTATCTATGGCATCTGGACTATGTGGAAGAGCGAATAATTATAGTATGAACTTAGAAGAAGTAAGAAAGGGACTCTTGGGAAAAACCAAAGTCCAACTTGAGGCGGACCGAATATATGAAACCCGGTGGGTTTGGTATCATTCGCTCTTAGCCTTTGAAATTTTCCTTACTAATGTTATAATGATTGCAATATACTTTAAAATCTAATGGAGAGTTATATGAAGAAGTTTCAAAATAACGAAATAAAATACCCGCCAAAAGACCGTAAACGAAGTCCATATAAGGATATTAATGCTTGGGTCTCGGAATCTAAAGCAAAGACAGTCTTTGAGGCTGCCCGAACTGTAATGAAAAAAGATTCAGAAACCGCTTGACATTTAGAAACGCCTGTGAGATAATAGTCCTTATATGATAATTTTCAAAAACGTAAAATACAAAAATTTCCTGTCAACTGGTAATAAGTTCTCGGAAATTAAAATCGATGATACTCGCACTACCCTAATGATAGGGACCAATGGTGCGGGTAAGTCCACATTTATGGATGCAATATCATTCGGTCTATTTGGTAAACCTTTCCGCCGAGTCAAAATCGGTCAACTAGTCAATTCTATAAATCAAAAGAATATGATGGTTGAACTTGAATTTGATGTCGGTGGAAAGGAATATCTAATTAAGCGTGGTCTCAAACCAGCAAAATTTGAGATATATGTTAATGGTAAAATGTCAGACCAAATGGCATCGGCTCGTGATAGTCAGGATTTCTTGGAAAGATATGTTCTGAGAATGAATGAGAAATCCTTTAGGCAGATTGTTGTTCTTGGTAGTGGTTCATTCATACCATTTATGAGATTAGCCGCTGGAGATAGACGTTCTATTATAGAGGAACTTCTTGATATTCAAATTTTCTCTGTTATGAATGACCTAGTTAAGGGTCGAGTAACAGATAATAAATTGTCCATTCAAGATGCAAATCACAAGATAGAATTGCTTGAGCAAAGTATTAGGTTACAGGAAAGCCATCTAAAATCCCTACAGGAATCTGATGCAGTTAGTATCAAAGCAAAGCAGGATGAGTTAGAAAAATGTGCTGGTCAAATTAAAGTTATCAATGAAGATATTGCTACTTTAAAGGGAACAGTTACCGACTATACTGCAACTCAAAAGAAGCGGACTAAACTGAAAGAATTTAGGGAGAAATTTTCTAGCAAGAAAAATCACATTTCTAGTCAACTGAAACTGGTTAAAGAAAATTCTGAATGCCCAGAATGTACTCAGCCAATATCTGATGGACACAAACATAAAGTTTCCACAGAATTGGGTGATAAATCGTTTGAACTAGATGAAGCAATTGACGATATATCCAAAGAGTTGACCACAGTAGTATCTCGTATTAGTGATATTGAGGATGTGTTGACTAAAATTGCAGATAAAAATAGTTCTATCACTGGCATTAATGAGTATGTTGGAAAAATTCAAAGTGAAGTGTCCAACCTAATGACAGAAAGTGTCCAACCTAGTGACCAACCTAACGAAATCACTTCAAGTAAAAATGAATTGGATGCCAAACGAACTGAAAAATATAGCCTTCAGGAAACGAAGCATCACTTAAATACCACTCAGGAATTATTGAAAGATAATGGTATCAAAACCGTAATCATTCGTAATTACCTTCCCCTAATAAATCAACTAATCAATAAGTACCTTTCGGCACTTAATTTCAATATAGCCTTCTCTTTAGATGAGGGATTTAATGAAACAATTAAGAGCCGTGGCAGAGATGCTTTTCAGTATGGTAGTTTCTCCGAAGGGGAAAAACTGCGTATTGACCTAGCACTACTTTTCTGCTGGCGAGAGGTAGCAAAGTTGAAATCCTCAGTCGCTACAAATCTCCTCATTCTTGACGAGATATTTGATAGCAGTCTGGATTCCACCGGCATAGAAGATTTCCTAGGAATTCTCAATGCCTTAGACGATAATACCAACGCATTTGTCATATCCCACAAGGGTGACCAGATTCTGGACAAGTTCGGCCGAGTAATATCCGTTGAAAAGGTGAAAAACTTCTCAAATATAGTGACAAATTAGTCACACTTTCACCTTTTTTCAAACTATTTTCACTTATTGAGTAAAATCAATGACTTAGAGTGCAAAATAAATGGTCTTTTTACTTGACATATGCCATAACAAAGCGTATAATATGTATATAAGATTGAGAAAGAGGGAGAAGTTATGAATATGAATCAGTCAGAAACTAAAGTGAATATCGAGTCTAAAAATGCTCTAGCCCGATTAATGGCTACTGAGAACCTTCAGATTGAGCATAGTAAAGTCCCAACAGCGTCTTTTGATGTTAAAAATCGTGTATTGCGATTACCTCTCTGGAAAGATATGGATTCTAATATGTATGAGGGTTTGATTGGCCACGAAGTTGGCCACGCTCTATATACATCTTATGAAGATTGGGGCGATTTTGTAGAGAATTACCCAGACCTTAAAGAATATGCGAATATCATTGAAGATGCCCGCATAGAAAAGAAAATGAAGACCAAATATCCAGGGATGAAAAAGACCTTCTTTCAAATGTATGATACCCTGGCAACACGAGATTTCTTCGGTACCCAAGGACGTGATATTGAATCTTACGGCTTTGCTGACCGATTAAACATCTTCTTTAAATTGGGTGTAAGGGCTGAAGTTCCTTTCTCTGATGAAGAAATTCTATTTCGTAACCGAGTTGCGGCTGCCGAGACATTTGAAGATGTTGCGGCCCTTGCCAAAGAACTTGGTGAGATTGGTAAGAAAGAAGCCTCAGAAACAAATCACGAGGATATTGATTATGTTCTAAGTGATGAAGAGGAAGATGAAGATGATGATTTTGAAACAATCGAAGTCAACGTCTCCGCTTCTAAAAAATCAGATGAAGAAAAAGAAGAGTCTGAAGAAAAAGAAACTGGGCTTTCAGCCAAGTCTTCGGAGCCTGAAGAAGCCGATGAAGATGAAGATGACGATGAGAAAGGCGAAGAGATTCCTTCTGATGCCAACGGAACTCCTAATGAAGAGAGTTTCCAAGATGATATCCCACCAAAGCCTGAAACCCAAGCCGCTTTTGATGAAGCAATGGAACAGATGAATGATGAATTTGCCGCTGAGCCGATTTATCTAGACCTTCCAACTGTGAATTATAAAAATTCAGTTTCGCCTTGGAAAACTACTTTTGAGCAATTAAACACTCATTGGGCTGACCCATCTAATTTCGCTAATTATTACGAGCCTGAAGTTCAAGCCAAAGCGAAAAAAGAAAATGAGCAACTTTTCCGAGTGTGGAAAAAAGACACCCTTCAAGTTGTTAACTATATGGTTAAAGAATTTGAAATGAAACAAGCCGCAACTGCTTACCGCAGAACTGCAACGGCTCGTTCTGGTGTTCTTGATATGAACAAACTCCACAAATACAAAACCGATGAAGATATTTTCAAACGTGTTACTTCGGTTCAAGATGGCCGAAATCACGCTCTGATGATTTTTGTTGATTGGTCGGGGTCAATGTCTGGGAAGATGCAAGCCACAATGAAACAGACTTTAACGCTTGTGATGTTTGCCAAGAAAGTCGGAATTCCTTTTCGAGTTTATTCATTCTCAAATTCAAATCAATTGTGTTCAAGTCTTGGACAAGATAATACCCCGTTCTATTCAAAAAGCCAGAATTCTCAAGCCCACCTTGCTATGGATATGTTAGCAATGAATGAGTATTTCAATGAGAAAATGTCGGCAAAAGATTTCAATAAGCAAGTTCAGAATATGTTCTTCCTTGGAAAATCTCTAGATTATAACGGTTTGAATGTTCCGATGTATCACTCAATGAGTTCTACTCCTTTGAATGAATGTATCCTAGCCTCTTACGATATGATTAAAGATTTCAAAAAAGAGACTGGGAAAGAAAAGGTTAATGCGATATTTTTGACTGATGGCGGTGCTGACGGTAATACAACTTATTATTCTGATGCCCAGTCTGAAGAGCGATATATCGGATATTCTTCAAAGCAACGCCTAGTCCTTCGTGACCCAAAAACAAAACAGTTAATGATGAATACGGGAACTCGCCACGGTTTAACTGAGGCACTTTTGAAGAACCTTGCATATCGATGCCAGATTAACGTGATTGGATTTCATATCACTGACCGCAGAACGATTAACCAAACCATTCAATGGGGATTGGGTTATGAAGAGGGAGCGAAAATGAAATCCTTCGTGAATAAGAATGGTTACGCTCCATTCAAAGAAGCCGGGTACAACACCTACTTCTTAATCAACGATAAAGCAATGGATAAAGAAAACGAATTTGATGAGCCTGAACGTAACACCGACGGTTCGGTTGCAAAGGGTAAACTTCGCACCCAATTCAAGAAATTCACCTCGGCTCGAAAAGTTAATAAAATGATGCTGAATGAATTTGTTGCTCTGGTTGCCTAATGAAAGGAAATAATATGATTGTTAAATCTCTAGTTTTAATCGCCGCGTTTATGTCTATAACAGCGGCTGGATATCACGCCCTAAGTCTTCCAGACGTCCAGGTGAGTTATGCGAGTAATGAGTGTGTGGAAGTTATCAACTACTCCAACACTGCCTACGACTGCGAGAATATGCCTACCAAGTACAACCACGTGTGGGTTAAATAGTGACATATATGTCACGAAATCGACTAATTTTAAACTATTTTCAGGTATTGAGTAATATCAATGACTTACAGACGAAAAAAAGTGAAGAAAGTTCTTGACTTGTCCAGTGGCTGTGCTATAATAAGCCTATAATGAGAAAAAAGTTCAAAAACCAACAGAAAGAGACAAATATGACAAATGTAGCAAAATCAGAAAATTACTTCGTAATCGTGGACAAAGAAGACGGTTCCACAGACCGATGGGAAATGCTTACGAAGGACCAAGCGAATTATGTGTATGCCGAGCAAGTTGAAATTTACGGTATGCCAGCGACCACTACTGGCCAGTTGGAGGGTTAAGAAGTGAGTCTATTTGAGGAATTAGACTTTATTTTGAAAATAAATGAAAAAAAAGTGAAAAAAGGGTTGACAAAGCCTGAAAATACTGTATAATAGTATATGTTGAGTGAGATTAAAAGAGTTTAAATTATGAGGAAATTAAATATGAAAAAGCAAAGAGTTAGTGTTAATGAGTTCGGTGCCGCCAGCCAAGAGTTGTTAGGTACCTTAGATATCACCAAAAGTCAAATGAAGATGATTAGTGATAATTATTGTGTTACCATCCCGTCGGCCATTTCAGCGCCGATATCTCTGATTCCCGGTCAGAAAGTCCTTCATCGGATTGCCGTGACAGAATCAGTTCCAGCCCCAATTCGCAAAGTTGCGATATCTCGCACGATGGCGAAACCCACGTTTAATACACCACCTGCTACCGAGCAAATGCCTTTAGCAACAGCACCAAATCCAGTCGCTACGGCTTCTCGGACTGCCGCTGTCGAACTTGATAGTTCTATCTCGTTCATCCCTAAAGTTGACAATTCATTTGTTCCTTGGGGTAACATTGGTGATATTAAACGAATACTGAAAAGTCGATTGTTCTTCCCCGTATATTTGACGGGTATGAGCGGTAACGGTAAAACATTCGGAATTGAACAGACCTGTGCTATGCTTGGTCGTGAAATGATTAGAGTGAACTTTACCGCTGAAACCGATGAAGACGATTTGTTCGGTGGGTTTCGCCTCGTGAATGGCGAGACAGTGTTTCAATACGGTCCAGTTGTAGAGGCTATGAAACGTGGTGCAGTGTTGCTTCTAGATGAAGTTGACCTTGGCTCTCACAAGATTATGGCTCTCCAGTCTGTCCTGGAAGGAAAGGGTTATTTCATTAAGAAACGTGCCGAGTGGGTTGAACCCATTGACGGTTTCACCATCATTGCTACTGCTAATACAAAAGGCAAAGGCTCAGATGATGGACGTTTCATCGGAACCAATGTTCTTAATGAAGCCTTCCTTGACCGTTTCTCTGTGACGATGTATCAGCCTTACCCTTCAGAATCGATTGAGAAAAAGATTTTGATTAAGGCCGCTGAAGGATTCGGAATTGAATCAGAAGCCCTTGGGAAGTTTATCCCGAACCTTACAATGTGGGGCGATATAATCAGAAAGACTTTTGAAGAGGGTGGGGTTGATGAAATTGTTTCGACCCGTCGATTAGTCGATATATTGAAATCGTTCTCAATCTTTCAAGACCGTGGTAAGTCCATACGAATGGCTATTGAGCGTTTTGACGATGAGACCCGTGAATCCTTTATGTCTCTTTATGAGAAAATAGATGCCGGGGTCGGGAACGAGAATTACGCCAAAGAGGGCAATGAAGATTTGGATGAAATGACATCCGACAACGAATATGCCTAACTCGCATATGCTGAGGGTTTAAACTCCCCTCATTCAACACCCCTCCCGGACACTTCCTCTTTGTTCGGGAGGGACCTTATTAAACAATGTTAGCGGAGAAAAGAAAGATGGCTAAAGAAACAAAAATTAACATTTCCGATGATGAAGGCCTCTTTGTCTCTGGTGATGTTCGGGAAGATTACACATATAATATGTCTGAGCCGACCATAACATTTTCGACAGAAAATGGTGATGTAATGCAAGCGGCTAGCGGATATGCTATGTCGGATTCTGAATTTAATTATACCATTACAGGACAAAATGAATTGTCAGAAAATAATAGTTATCAAACATCATTTGATTTTGGACCAAAAATCACAATGAACGGAGAAACATTCTCCGCACCTAAACCGGGAGACGATGGGTTGTTTATTGAACCAGTTGCCTCTAAGTTTAACGAAGATGTACAGCCTGAGTTTGCTTGGCGATACGGTGAGGGCTCTGTCCTTGCTGACCTGACTGCTCATATGAAAAGTACATATACAAGTCATTATACCGAGGATGATAGCCAGGTGCAAACCCTAGACGTTTTCGCCCATCGTGGTTCCCTAGGTTCCACAGCAATCGATAACGCTATTAAATATCTGATGCGATATGGTAAAAAAGAAGGTAAGAATGAGAAAGACCTCATTAAGGCTATGCACTATTTAGTGGTAGCCACAGCATATGAACGGAAAGTAAAAAAGACTTGACATTAGATGCAATACCTGTTATAATGGTTTTATTAAATACAATATAGGAGTTTATATTATGAAATTAAGTGATGCAACCCTTGAGGTACTGAAGAATTTCGCCTCAATCAATCAGTCAATTCTCTTCACTGAAGGAAATGAACTGAATACGGTATCGGTGCAGAAGAACCTTTTGGGTTCAGCCACTGTTGCCGAGACTTTTAAATCTAGTAATGGTGAAGATTTTGCCATCTATGACCTGAACGAATTTCTATCTACGGTATCGTTATTCGATAATCCAGAGATTGAATTTGGTGAAGGTTCGGCGACCATTTCTGATGAACGGGCGAACACAAAATATTGGTTTGCCGATAAAGAGATTATCGTTTATCCTACCTCGAAGATTGAGATGCCAGATGCTGAAGTAAAATTCACTCTCACGGCAGCCTGTCTAGATAAATTGCAACGAGCAACTGGCACTCTTGCTGTACCCGACTTGGTTATTCGCCGAGGTACTGATGACCCATCGAAGTTGATTGCTGAAGTTATGGATAAACGTAGTGATACTTCAAATACGTTTTCGGTTGAAGTTGGTACCTACGAAGGTACTGGACAATTCAAATTCTTCTTCCTTACTGAACGTATGAAAATGTTACCTGGAGATTATGATGTCCAGATTTCATCTAAGAAGATTTCTAAGTTGACCACAAAAGATGGTAAACTAACTTACTGGATTGCCTTAGAGCAGGATTCTACATATGAATAAAGGAGACTTTCTCTGGGTGGAGAAATACAGACCCGCCACCATAGATGAGTGTATCCTTCCACAATCGCTGAAGGATACTTTCGGTGAATTTCTGAAAAATGGAGATATGACTAATCTCCTTTTAAGCGGTTCAGCGGGCACGGGTAAAACTACCGTAGCCAAAGCCCTTTGTGCTGAATTGGGTTATACCACATTAGTAATTAATGGTTCTCTAGATAGAAATATTGATACGTTACGTAATGATATATCAACTTTCGCCTCTACTGTATCCTTTGATGGTGGTAAGAAATGTGTTATTCTTGATGAAGCGGATTATCTAAATCCACAATCATTTCAGCCAGCACTCAGAGGCTTTATAGAGCATTTTTCTAAGAATGTGAGGTTCATCTTAACTTGTAATTTTAAAGACAAGATTATTGAGCCTATTCATTCTAGGACTACCTATATAGACTTTAGAACCAATGCTTCCGATAAGCCAGTTCTGATGGGCTCGTTTATGAATCGAATCATAAATATTCTTGATGAAGAGGGTATTAGAATTGATTCAAAACCTGCCATCGCAGAATTAGTTAAACGACATTTTCCAGATATGCGAAGAACCTTAAACGAACTCCAAAGATATGCCGCTAGTGGTGTTATCGATAAGGGCATCCTTGTCCGAGGCGGAGAAGTTAAAGTCGATGAACTTATGGGGTTTTTGAAAGCCAAAGATTTCGGAAAAGTTCGTCAATGGGTTGTTGATAATATTGATATTGACCCAGTACATATTTATCGCCAGATTTATGATAATATGCACAAACATCTAAATCCTCAAAGTGTGCCTCAAGTGGTATTACTTATTGCGGACTATCAATATAAACAAGCATTCGTTCAGGATGCTGAAATTAACTTAGTCGCTTTCTTAACAGAAGTGATGGTGGAGGTAGAATGGAAATCGTAGAAAGTTCAAAGAAAATCGACAAGTGGATGGACGATAGAGGTATTAGTGATAATGGTACAGCATTAGGACAAGCGATTAAAACCCTAGAGGAGACAACTGAACTCCTTGATGCCATCAACCACAACAATATGCCTGAGATTAAAGATGCAATTGGCGACATTTATGTAACTATCCGAGGAGTTTGTCGGGTACTAGATTTATCGATGGATGAATGCGTTTTTATGGCGTATAATCAAATTAAAGATAGAACTGGTCACCTCACCTCCGAAGGTGTTTTTGTAAAGGACGAATAGATATGGCTTCATTTAAAGTAGTTTCTGAAAAAGCGGCAAGAAAGATTATTGCCACCAAAAAGCCTGTTGTGTTTATGCACACCAAATCCTCTTGTCCAGTATGTGATGTATTTATCCCAGAGGTAATGTTACCTCTTTCCAAAGACGAAAGGTATAAGGATATACAGTTTCTCCAAATTACTGAGAACTTAATGTTTCCAGTAGGCTCACATCCTGTTACATATTTCTTTAGAGAAGGTGTATGTACTCAGCATCCTGCAGGAGCCGCACCAATGGCCACAGTGAGGAATCTTCTTGATACAATGTATCTAGGGAAAGTTGCTCCTTTACTTGATATAAAGACCTCGTAATGGCTGACCTATTCAAGGAAATCTTACCAGATATCAATCACGGTCATAAAAACCTGATACGAACTGGCGATATGGATGAAGCCGAGTTCGGTAAACACTCGTTTATTATCAACCGAGCCTTGAGTATGAGCGTAGATACCGTATTATACGCAAATGAGATGAATCAACAGTACAACCTAGCCCCTTTACTCCAGTATGATTATTTTATAAATAGTCTCAGAAGGAAGAAGCGATATGCTAAGTGGGCGAAAGCCTCTGGCACACCTGCCAATCTGGAACTTGTAAAGACATATTATAATTATAATGAACAAAGGGCAAGAGAAGTCTTGGACATTCTCTCCGACAAGCAACTCGAGGAAATCGCTCAGAAGTTGTCAAAAGGCGGTACTAATAATGAACCAGCAACAAGGAAGAACCAATGAAGAACTGGTAGAGTGGAAACCCTCTGATATGGTGAAGGTCACCTTCAAAGAGGATGACGATTTTTTAAAGATTAAAGAAACTTTAACCCGAATGGGTGTCGCTTCAAACAGAGAAAAAATACTTTATCAATCTACTCATATTCTTCATAAACAAGGACAGTATTATATTGTCCACTTTAAAGAATTATTTGCCCTTGATGGCAAACCAACAAATCTCACTACAGTTGATGTTGAAAGAAGAAATTCAATTATCAGTTTGCTTCAAGAATGGAAATTATTGTCAGTAGTAGATGAAGCACAATTACAACCAATGGGCAATGTTGGACAATTTAAGATTATAGCGTTTAAAGAGAAACCCAATTGGGAATTGGTTCCCAAATACAATATCGGCGTGAAATATTAACAAAGGATGGAGTTTATATAATGAGTGACAAATTTAAAGGGATATGGTCAATTCCACATAATGATATATTGAAATGTGTAATGGACGGTCCTGATAATTTCCTGAGATATGAAACAACTGACCAGGACGATGAGAACTTTTATTATAACTTCATTAAAAATGCCGACCCAAGATTTCGAGCAGAAATAGATGATATCTATTTTGCCAAAGATTTCCATTATAAATTCGCTGGACAGAATAGGCGATATGGAGATGTTATGGGTAAGAATGCTTCTGACCTCCAGATAGATAATATATTTAAGATTCAGGAAGAATTCGGAATCTCTGCCTCTTTGACAATTAATCAAGAAACCCATCCTGTTGAAATCATAACAAACCCAGATATTAGAAAACAATTTGTTGATTTTATTGGTGAGTTTTATGACCGCGGCTTGAGAATTTGTACCATTAGTAATATACACTTGATGGGAACTGGAATTCTACAGAAGGCTTTTCCAGAAATGAACTGGAAAAATACTGTTAATCATATTGTAGGTAATCCACAACAAATGGTTGACCTACACGCCCTTGGTTACAATTACATTCAACTTGATAGACAACTCAATAGGAATATGTCACAACTTAGGCGTATGTCTAGAGTGGCTAAAGAGCGTGGAATTAAAACATATCTCTTAGCCTCTGAAGGTTGTATGCCTTTCTGTCCATTTAAAGAAGAACACGACATAGTACAGCCGTGGATTGGCTCAAATCAAGGCGGAAGTTATTTTGGTACTCTATCACAAATCTCTTGTAACAAGTGGAGATTTCCTGAAAGATGGGGTCAACCACCACGTGTTGGAACATCTTGTGTGTGGGATACCAATGAACGATTTGACAAGTATAATGAGTTAGTTGATGTTTTCAAATTTAGTGGCCGACTAGTAAAGGCACTTCAAGGTATGGTCACAGAATCAAAAGCGGTTTGGTCATATGTTGATAAGAAAGACGATGTAATTTTTATCGCAAAATGTTTTGAAGATGTGTATAATAATGGCCAAGGATTTTTGAGCAACTGGGACGGATTAGGTTATGTCACCATAGACCCATCTATGGAAAAAGATTATGTCTTAGGTAATCCAGGTGTCGGGGAAAGATGCTTGAAATATTTCGAAGGAATGGAACATCCTTACAAAACCGAAGCAGGCCTTAAAATGTGTAAAGCCCTGCCTAATTGTAAAAACCAATGTTATGATTGTCATTTGTGTGAAGATGCTTACGGATATGACCATTTCGACTCATTAGCACAAGTCAATAGAACGAAGGGCTCTGATTATACTAGAGATGGCCTTACTCATAATATTTCAGTAATCAATAATAGAATTGATGCGGCATCTAACGCATAAATATAGTATATAACGGAGAAAAAGATGGCTGACTTAGAAACACAAGACGGTACAGTAGAAGAAGCGAGTTTTGATTGGGGATTTTCCTTTTCAGACACCGATGCGGATTCAACAACTGCCGATGTAGTACAACAAACTACAACTCAAGTCGCGGCTGACTTGGGACCAATTGTTGCTAAACTAGATGCAATAATCGCCCTAATTCCTACAGAGGGACTTAGTGGAGAGGTTACTGATTTGTCTGGTTTAGATAATAAATTGGACCGAATCTTAGCACTTGAAACAGTAGACGCTCTAACCGCTGGCGATATGCCAGACCTTTCGCCACTAATGGCTAAAATGGATAAAATGTTAGCGAAGGATACTGTAGTCAATGCACCTGAAGTGAATGTAGATTTATCTTCAATTACTGATAAACTAGAAACACTTGAAGTATCCGTGAATGAAGTCCGGGATTTGGATTTTGATAAAGACGGAACCGTGGATTTTGGAGATATCAATAATAACCTAGCCGACCTACTATCACGGCAAGAAGCCGCCGAAACCGAGTTGGAAAAGAAAAAGGTTGAATTTGAAGAATTCAAATTGAAAAAGTTAAAAGCAATCGAATCATTAATTATTCCATTGTTAAAGAATTTGAAAAGTAATCCTACTAAGGCATACATTCACTGGCCAAATCGTGGTGGTGTAATTGATGCTCAGATACAGAAGATACTTTCAATAACCCGATAGACCAAGGTTTTTATAATGTTTGAATACAATGCGAAGGTAGTACGAGTGATTGACGGGGATACCGTTGACGCTTATGTAGATTTAGGATTTAAAGTAGGGATTGATGTAAGGGTTCGGCTGAGTGGAATTGATACTCCCGAATCTCGCACCAGAGATTTAACCGAAAAGCGATACGGCCTAGGTGCTAAACACCGAATGATTGAATTGCTAGAAGGCAACGATTACAGATTTGTATTAAAATCTCACGGCGTCGGAAAGTTCGGAAGATGTTTGGGCGATATGTTTATTCCAGTAGAAGAAGTTGTTGAAGGTATTACAAGTCGAAGCATTAATAATATTTTGATGGGAGAAGGTCACGCAGTACCATATACTGGTGGTTCAAAATCCGATGTAAAGAAAGCACTATTAGAGGCTAGAGTACGGTCAAAAGAATATGTAGAAAAACACATAAAACCACTTGACTAGTCCAATAGATTATGTTATAATGTTTGTAATTGAAGTGAATTTTAGGGAAATATATTATGAAAGATACCGTTGTACTGGATATCGAAACTCTTGGTAGTGTCAATAATTCAGTAATTTTATCAGTAGGGATGGTCGCAGTCGATTCCGACAAAGACTATGAGTTCAAAGACCTAATCAAAAATGGTTATTATGCTAAACTTGATGTTAAAGGTCAGGTAGATTCTGGTCGAAAAATCCATCAAGACACACTTGATTGGTGGTCCCAACAAGGTAAAGAAGCACAACATATTCTTAAACCCAAGCCTGATGATATGCCCTGGCAAAATCTCAGACAGGATATGATAACCTGGCTAGAAGCCCAAGGTATCAATATTTCCAAAGCAAAATACTATGCTCGAGGTTCCCACTTCGACTTTGCTATCCTCCACGACCTATTCCGAATTACAGGTAATGCAAGTTCTGATGAACTTCCTTGGAAATTCTGGAATCTTCACGACTCAAAAACTGTAGTATTAACTCTGCTTGGTAAAGATGCCTGGCAAATGGGAGTAGAGCCTGAAGGCTTTATCCATCACGATTGCCTGCACGATGCGGCCAGAGAATATCTGTTGATGGAAACTGCCGTTTATCAATTTCAATCAACTTTAGGAGACAAAGAGTGAGAGATATTCCTGTAGAAGAAATGGAAGAACCGAGGGCGTATAATATTTCCTTGTGTTTTGATTGGCACGATTTTGATTCCTGTATGACCTTTGAAATAGTAGTAGATGGCTCCATAGGCAATAAAGTAGAAATGGTTAAAGATTTAATTGATGCCTGGGGAGGAATTGTTGAAATGGAAGATGATGGTACAATAATAAATTTGAGAGAATTTAAAAAAGCATACGTCACCGAATCTGA